TAAATCTTTTTGTAAATATATGTTAGGCATTTAATTTATTTCTTTTATATGACATTAAGAATTTCTTTTTATGATAGTATAATTCATTTGCACCTCTATCACCAGCAGACCCAAATTGAATACCACCTTGACTTACATTTGAATTGCCTTGTATAGTTCTAGTTAAAACATCTGCATTTACTTTATAAGTGTTCTTACCTTTTTTCATCATATCTGCCCGTTCAACACTAGGATCTACATAAAATTCTAACTGATTCCAACTTGCAATACTACCTTGAGTAATTGTAGGCATATCGTGTAATGCATATTTCACAGCAGTTTCTCTCATCCATTTATTAATACCTCTTACTGTTAATCCTGTATTTGATACCCATTCATTGTGTGTTTTAAAATTAGGATCAACTTTTAAATCTGAATCGTGTACTGGTGGTGGTATACTATCTCTTTTTGTTGTTTGACCTGCCATTCGATAAGACTTATATTCGCTGTCATTATCTTTAACATCTCCTGGTAGATTTTCCATTCTATCTATAAATCCTTGTCTTACTCCTTTTTTAGCGGCGTCATCTATTAACGGCCAGTTCATTTGCCATTCTTTAGTCGGCCAAGCACCTGACGCCTCATCTTTAGGTCTGTTAAATGCTGAAGGTAAACCACCATCAACTGTAAGTGAAGGAGGTACAAATGGTTCTTCTTCAGATCCCCAATCTGGTTCTATTTGTCCGTGTAGTTGGTCACGCTGTACTTTACTATGTAATTTTTCATACTCTGCAGGTCCTGTCAAATCATAACCATAACTTTTAGGATCTCTCTCTATCAATGATACATTACCTAAATCTTTTGCTATTTCTTTATATTGACTTGTAGCATTAGGCATATGTATTTGTAAAACACCCATAACAGAAAATTGATCGTACCAGTTTTTTCTTAACCATTCAACCTGTTGGGTTAGTGTGTCATATGTCTCGTTAGGTAATCCTGCTATAAGACTCATAAAGGCAACATAAAAACCATCATTGTTTTTATATGCCCACTCTTTAAATTTAAGTAGACCATCTTTTAGTCTTTCAGAATCCATACCTTTACCGATTGACTTTGCAGCAGCGTGTGTCAAAGATTCTACACCGTAAAAGTGACTCATAAAACCTAAATCAGCATAAGTCTGCCAATGTTTTTCTGTTCCTACAAGTATATCAGCACGAGCATAACCTTGCATATCTGGTTTAAAAGGCAACTTTCTAACTACTGAGGCATATCTCTCTAACTTTTTATGATAATCATTAGCAGTCTCATCTGATATATTGTATCTGGTCGTACCCCACTTTTCATAATTTTCAAGAAGTTCTTTATGTAGATTGTGTTCACATCTACTGTGGTCGTCTCTAACACCTAATATAGGATATGTACAAAAGGCACATTGAAATATGCATCCTCTCGCAAATTCTATATCTAATACTTCGTGAGGTTTTATGAAGTCTCTATCTTCATAACTGACTGATAGTTCTTTTTTAGGAAATGCTTTGTAGTCTATTTGTGCGTTAATTACTTTCTTGCCGTTTATATCGTGATATTTAATTTTACTTGTTGTGCCGTCTTTTATATTTTTAATTAACTCGAAGGCAGCGATCTCACCATAACCATATATGTAATAATCACATTTAAAACCTAATAATTTATCTATTGATTGTGTGCCGCCTATGATTGCGATATGAGGATAGTTCTCTCGCACCCACTCTACAAATTGCCATAGATGAGCAGACGCTTGATGAAATGTTGTTGATATACCTAAGAATAATGTTTTACTGTAATATCTAGATTTCCACAAATCTTTTAGTTCTTCAAAGGTCCATATAAAGGCATAATCTACTACCTCTACATCAGCACCTTGCTCTCTTAAATAAGAGGCAACTTTGTGTGCTCCTGCCGCTCGTCTTAAAGATACTTTGCGTTCTCTGTCTTGATCTAAGATATGATATGTTTCTAATTTTCCGTTTTCATAACCACATTCTATCTCTATGGATAGATTCATTCCGCCTATTATGAGACCGTGTACGCCATCAAGATAAGTCATATTCTCCAAGTTTCGTCCTTATAATATTAATTACTAACTTGGTATATTTAGGGTTCGTGGAAAAGCGTGTTAAGTGCATAGATAACTCTTCAGCAGATATATTAGGATTACTTGCCCTTGCTGCTCTAAGTTCTTCATATGCCCAGACTTCGTTTATAATACGGACATAATCTCTTACACTAGCACATTTACTAGAATAAACTTTTACACCCCAACCAGTCCAGGTCTTTTTTGTTTCAGGCAACATCCATTTATCTGACTTATCAAAAGTTCTTATGCCGAATAAATTATTTGCCTTATCTGCAAATCTAGATTTACCCCAACCAGATTCTAGTATTGCCTGTGCAACAATCATCTCTTTAGGTAATTGATAATCTTCAGATACAGATTCATAAACATAGTCTATACAACTGTTTAATGACATAACAAATTGTTTATTTGTTTCAGTCTTAATATCAGGTTCATCTTCTAAGGCACCTCGTATATCATCTATGAATTCTTGATCTATCTTAGGCACTTCTATATTCTCATCGCCACAATCTATTTTTGTACAAATAAATTCTTTCTCAGAGTTTTTTAATTCATCTGTGTCTTTGTATGACCAATTTAAAAAGAAAAATGTAATAACTGTAATTACAACAGCAATTACAGCACTAGATATATTTTGTCTCATATAAATCTCCTTAGTTCTCGTTTTGTTTTCCACGGTTTACATTCATACCAAGTTTCAGTTGCCTCATTAAGAGGACCTTCATTTTCAACATTAACTTTTCGGGAAATTTTAATTATGCCTTTTATAAAAAGACTCAAGGCGGCTTCGTATTCTTTACATTCTTTATTATCACCTGCAATTTTTCGTTTCGGTGTTTTATATAATGCTCTTCTATTATCTAATATATTGCGGATAAGTTTCCTTTCCGCACGATTCAATTTATCCATAATATAGTTATGCTACTCGACTTAATTCGAGTCCCATTTTTTCAAACTTTTTTCTCCATCTGTAAAATTTTTGATTGTGATTTCCCGTATCGCCTTGTATCGTATATTGGTAATGATGTACCATTTCGTGACCTAAAACATTAATAAAATGTTTCATATTCTGATATTTTGGTGATAAGGTAATTTCAATTAGGTCAGGATCAACAGTATCATAACAATACTCACCAAGAGCACCTCTTAGTTTTCTTATTCTGATCTCAGGTAGTTCTAATTTGCCATTGAATATGGCATGGTTTAAGACATTAAACATAAGTATAGCGTTCTTCTTTGTTGTCTTATAAGGTTTCTTATAATCGACCTCATTTAAGACTGTTGCCAGTTTCTTATATCTTGCCATAACCCACCTTTCTATGATTCATATTAATATTTATATAATATCATAAAAGGGTGGGTAGGTCAAGCATTAATTTCGTTGAAAAACTGCGAATTATACTGGATAAGACGGTTGTTTTTGCATAAAATTATCGTCCCAATGAAAGGCATCCTTCACTAGATTCGCTGTAAGTCCTTTATAGACTTTATTAAGTCTCTTATTTACAACATTTACCAAGAATTCTGCCTCTTCGGCACATAAACCTTCTAGCATTTGAATAAACATAATCTCTCTTTTGTTTTGAGATATTGTTGTATCTCCGCCCTTGACAAATCTAAATAGAGTTCTTGCCTCTTGCATAAGAGCAGTATGCTCTGTGCCAATAGGGGCGTCATTTGGTGTATATGGTACATCACCTTTAGGTAAGTCCCATTCAATAGTAGGTGAAAATGCACCTTTTAAAACCTGTCTTAAAGGTTGACTATCGTTTTCTCTTAATACTCTAAGTTTCTTTGATTTATCTTTGGCATTATTTACTTTTAAGCATATCTCACTCAATAGAGTAACCTGACCTGTGTCAGTCTCAAGTTTTTTTGCCATTAATTTTTTGGTAGTTTCGTTAGGTAGTTTGTTAACACCTAGTATATCATCTGTGCTTTGCATATTTATTCTCCTTAACAGATTAATCTATGATTAAGTTTTAAGTTATCAATAATATTATTTATAACAATTATATCATTCAGGTTCAAATTCTATATCTATTTGATCCTCTTCTGGTCTTTCAAGAATAGTTGCATAATTTAAGTGTGTGACCTTTTCACCATTCTTTGCTGTCATTACCTTACAAACTTTGTCAATTATATCTTGAACAGGATGGTGTATGCCTATTTCTCTATGTAAGGTAGATTTAACAACCTCAATCAAAAATGCTAGATCAGCAATAAAGTGATCTTTCTGCATATTTGATATATGTTCTTGTAATACGGTTAAGATATCTACTGCTAAACCTTCTGCTGTATTATCTGCAATTCTCTTTTGTGCTAATTGAAGAATCTTTTTCTCTTCTTCAGGTGTTACCTTAGGTTTCGGTTTAAATGATTTACTTGGAAACTGTATAATGTTATCTGACATTTCTTTTTCTTGCTTGTAGTTCTTTATTTATCCACGCTTTTGCCTGCCAACTTGATGGTTTTCTATACATTAATCTTCTAACTGCTTTGAATATTTGTGCGTTTGTTTCATTATCATTGTCTCTATTATTGATTACTCTTACATAATTAGAATTGCCAAATAATCTTTGAAATCTATCTTTGTTTGCTTGAACACCTTTCCAGTTTTTGACTACAACTGGTTCTGCTACTTTTCTTTCTCTTACTCTATTTCTTTGTAAAGCAACATCAAGAGTAGTATCAACAAATATCATATAACAATCATACCCAACTCTTTTTGTATCCGCAAACTCTTTAGCAAGTCTATCATAATCTCTTCCTGTACCATCTACAACTATGCCGAGTCTATTTTCTATATGTTTACCTAGTAAACTAGCAGTCTGTGCTTTTGCTTTGTTTCTCATAACATCAAGTAGACCGCCTTCTATATTTCTTAAATCTAAAGTCTGTCCTGCCTTCTTTAAGGTATTAGATAAAAAGTTATCGCTGTTAACCATCTTCATACCTGTACCTGCAAATAAGGTTCTTGAAACATAGGACTTACCTGAACCGGGTCCTCCTGCAAGAAAGAATGCCTTGAATATGTGTGGGTCGTAAACACCCTCGTTGAGAAATTTATCGAATGAGACAATCTCATTGTAACCACTTATTATTTCGTTAAACTTCTCTTTGCTAAGTTTGTTATCTAACATAACACTATTTATAATAGTATTCTATAGCGAGGATGTCATTGACGGATAACCCTAGGTTTATAAACTTTTTTATTGCACCGTTTTGAGTAAATGCATATATAACCAAGGGTTTCCATTGTGTTCTAAATGTAAACTTTTTCATACGAGTTCTCCCTTAAAGTTTATCTTGCCTTCATTAACAAAATGTTCTTTAAGTTCATTGAACCCTCCGATTAGTTTATCATCTATCATAATTTGAGGAACAGTTCTAACAGGTTTACCTATCTGTTTGTGAAATTCCTCTATGCCGATTTTCTCTACTTGTATTGTCTCATACTCCAGACCAAGAGACTCTAAAAGTTTCTTGGCCGAAGTACAATAAGAGCATACCGGTTGAGTGTACACTTTTATAGACATTATTGTACCTCAACCTTTTCAACTGGAGCAGACATAACTCTATCGTATGCCTCTTCAGCAAGTTCATCAACATTTGCTGCCGATTCTATTTGAAGTGCTAAGTCATCTTCTATCATAGCAAATAACTTATTCTTATCATTATAACCCCATTTCAATCCTACATATACTCGATAGTTTTGATCTGAAGTGATAAAGATATCTTTTGCAAATTCATCATACCCAACAACTGTGGTTGCTGATATAACATTTACAATAGTTTCTTCAACTCTTGAAGCGACTTGTTTATTGCCTTCTTGTCCCAGTTCTGTTATAAACTGTTCTGATCTAGCATTTAACTCACCGTTGATCTGGTCGGCAAGGTCTGCTTTCGCAACCATTGTCGCCTTATTAATTGCCAACTGTAAGTCAGGACTAACTGAAGTACCAACACCGTATATAAACTGGTCGGCGTCTCTGTTAGTTATGAGACCTTTCTTCACTTCAGCGTCAATGTACCATTGAGGCACCTCATTAAGTACCTGTTTGACACTATCATCCGAATTGAATGTTGCCTCTTGTTTGATCGTATGTGTACTACCACACGCCACTAAAAATAATGACAATGCTGTAATAGCAACTACGATTTTTGATTTAGAATCCATTTAATACCTCCTTAACGATATTGATTGATTCATCACCTATTTCAGGATAACAATACAATAATATTGCACCTAAAATAAATCCTATTATAAACTTAATCATTTGTTTCCTCCTAGTTTATACCTTCTAATATTGCTATAAAAGCAATCAACATAATAGTTTCTGCCATACCGGCAAGCATTCTGTCTGCACCATTATTATCTGGGTCAAACGGAGCATTCCCAATAATCTCAGTTTCATTACATACTCTAGTCTCTTTTCTTGAGACCTCCATACCGTGTTCAATCTCGGTAGTAATAACTGTTTTACAGTCACCATATATATCATCTGAATATGCCGTTGTCATAATTAATACTGTAATAAGTATCAAAGTCATTGACATAAGATATTTTATTAAAGGGTTGTTCATCTGCCTATATCCTTCACATTTGATTTAGTAATAACTTGATATGCACCTTTATTGTAGGCAGGTGCTACCGTAAAGTTTCGACTCTCTTCTAGACGCCAGTTAACTGCAGGTTTCGTACCTGCGACTTTACCTTTAGTTCTAGTAGGTGCTTTTGTCTCTTCTTCGTATTCTGTCTTTTCTACTTTCATAGATTTTGTATAGATAGGTTTTGATTCACCTATACGATATCTCTTCAAAAACTTTTCGTGATCTTTAAGAGTTTGTATTCTCTCTTCAGTAAGAGGAATAGGTT